GGTCAAATGATTTCTGAGTTGTTACTTCAGTTGGCATTGGTACGTCAGGTCTGGAATTACCATCCTCTGCATCGTCACCTTCACCAAACTCACCTGTAGGAGTCTTACCTTCTGATAGATCCTCTAGATCATTATCATCACCTTCTTCTCTGAGTTCTTCTTGCTTTGTAGGTACTTCTCTCTGCTCTCCTTCACCTTCACCACCTTGACCCATTGGTATAGAGAATGCATCCATCTCTGTCTCTAGATCTTCTTCTTGCTCTGCTTCATATTCTGCCTTCATAAAGTCAAATATACTCTTAGCAGCATCAATGGCATCTTGGAATGTCTCAAGGGTGCCTACAGCGTCTCTGAGGGGTATCTCAGCGTCACTAAATGGAATCATATGATATGAACCGATCTTGTAGTGTAGATTGATTCTATCAACGAGTTTTAACTCGTCCATTTCTATGTTATTGATCTCAAAAAAGTCTCTGTCATTTAGTTGCTCGTATCCTTTATGGAAGTCTTTTACAATACCTGCAAACTTACGCTTGATTAACTTCTCGATACGTGCATCTTCGGTCACGTTTACGAATGACTGAGGTATTCCTGCAGGGATGTCTTCGTTAGGTGTGTATAGTGCATGTCCTACCTCGTGACCTACGAGCATATTATATACGTCATTGCTTACGTCCCAGATAGGAAGGGTCAATACTCTGTTAGCGACATCAAAGGACGCTGTTGGCACATTCTTGTGCTCTACTAGTAAGTTCTCTGCTGCTAGTAGCTTTGCTAGTGTTCCTCTGATCTCTGTTTGCATTGCTTTCCTCGTGTATATACCTATTATGACAGAGAAACCGCCCCTTGGGACGGTTGAGTAGACACTTTATCAACTGGTTGCGTCTTTTTTTAGCTTGACGCAGTGCCTGTGGTTTTAATTTTCGCTTGGGTGGCTTCCCAGAATTGTGTTGCCAGTTAGGTTTGTACATTAGAATGATGCTTCTAGTAGTTCTGGGTAAGTTGTTAACTCAACGTACGTTAGTTCGTCATTATAGACCCACATTAGTTTTTCCCATATGAAATGGAAGTCATCCTCTGCTAGGTCTCGGAAGATAGGTTTATCTCCGTAGTAGATGTGATAAGTGCTCATGTGTTATCGTTTAACTGCATGGTAGAGAAGTCGGACTGCTTGTCGAAAGTAATTAATCTCTCGAATTTATCTAATAGTATATCACCTTTATGTGAAATTACAAATAGGTTGACATCATCACCCAACCCTCTCAATATTTTCATTAGTTCATCAGTACTACCCTGATCAAGAGAAGAATCAAATACTTCATCCAATATTAATAGGTTGGTGCTGACACTGTTCTTCATTCTAGCGATCTCTCTCCATGTAAAGAGGAGTGCTAAGTCTATCTTCTGCTTCTCGCCCTCTGAAAATGATGCATATGTAAAGGAATCCCTGTGTCTAGACAGTATTTCTTCACAAAAGTTCTCATCCAGAGTAAAATTGACGTAGAAGTCCATACTCTGCAGATATTTATTAATTTTATTATTGATAATAGGTATGAATTTTGATACAATCTTTGACTTTATACCATCATCCTTTAATAAAGTAGAGACTACCTTTAGATTGTCATACTGTGTGTTAACACCTGCACAGAACTCTTGTTTCTTCTCTAATTTCTTATTAAATTTGATTAAGAACTGCTTTTCTTCTTGCAAATTGGTGTTACCACTACCTGCTTCGGACAATAGTTTAGTATTTTCCTTGAGAAGTTTCATCTCCTCCTTAGTTAGTGCCTGTATTTCATATCTAAAACCATTAACTGCCTTTGCTTTCTCTCTTAGATCATTAACTTTTAGATCAAGTACCTTAATATTGTCAGTTATCTGTGCATGTGCAGTCTTTAGACCTGATATCTTAGTCTCATAGAATGTTATCTTCTCTACCTTGAGTTCATCAGAGATTGCTTGAGTACATGTAGGACATTCATTATTCTTCTTAAAGAAATCCATCGTACTAGTGTGTGAACCCTGTCTAGTCTTCATCTTAGTACGCATGGTCTTGTACTGTTCATGCTTATCAATGGTTCTATCTAGTTCTAATAGTTTAGGAGTGATAGTATCTATAGATTTCTCTTTAGTTTTGATCAGTTCCTTGATCTCCATGACCCTATCTTCATTCTCATCAAACTTTGCTTGCACTGCCACCATAGATCTTTGATCAACCTTCTCTAGGTTCTCTATGTTCTTCTCTTGCATAGCAACTTTCTGCATTGCCAGTTCCAATTCATACTCACACTGACGTTGCTCTTCTTTTATATCCTTTATTCTCTCCTTAAGGAGTCCATTCATGTACGAGAAGATTTGGATATCAAGTATATCCTCAATAACTTCTCTCCTGTGACTTGCTCCAAGTTGCATGAAGGGGACAAATGTGGATGAACCAAGGATGACGACTTGAGTAAATGATTTGTAGTTGAGTTTGAGAACACTCTGCTCCAAGAATTTCTGCGTATCCTTCTGGGCAGCGTCCTGATCCACCAGTACATTATTTCTATAGATCTCAAAGACATTTGGTTTAATACCTCTTCTAACTTTGTAGTCAATAGTTCCTACTTGGAACTCTACTTCGACTAGAGTTTCCTTTTCGTTGATACTATTTACCAACTGACTTCTACTAATCTTCCTAAAAGGTTTGTTAAACAAAGAAAAGCACAGGGCATCTAACATAGTAGACTTCCCTGCACCGTTTAATCCTATAATAAGGGTGCTTGGTGTTTCGCTTAGAGGAACTTCAGTGAACTGTTGTCCTGTAGACAGGAAGTTCTTCCAACGAATTTTCTCAAACTTGATCATTCAGTACTTCTTTTGTAGGAGGAAACACGATGTCATCTGGTTGGATGATAGTGTAATGATATCCAAATTGTCCACAGTTTCTTTTGACATCCTCTTCGTGGATCTCCTTAACCATCAACTCTCTGTTGTAATTATCTGCAATCAGATGTTGATGGTATCTATCAGCATCATCATGGACATCAAATATTTGCACTACCCTCTCTTTAATAGTGTCATCATTAACAGCATACACCCCTCCGCTTCTTTTGTCAACTAGTACGTACATTAGATTCTCTGTGCCTCCACATACAATGACTTTAATATAGAAAATATTTCATCTTTATTATCAACTTCAGCAACACACTTCTGTAAGATAGTTAGTGTGTCTTCAGATTCTATAGACTCATCTATGTCCTCCAAGTATACGAACTGATCCTCAATAATTTTTAGATCAGCAACGTTGGAATCATTTATTTTTTTAAGTATTTGGTCGAATAGTATTTGGTCTTCTTTCTTTTCTACAATAAGTTTAACGTAACTACCTCTCAACATCTTATAATCTATAGGAGAAGTTTCAGAGTCTTTATAGATGATCTTGTGGAACATCTTAACTGGATTTTTAACAAAAGTTAAACGTTTCGTCTTAGTATTTATGACATGGAAACCTCTCTCCTGACCGTAATCGTTCCAATATAGTTGGTACGGATTACCGAGGTATTGGATGTTACCTTTTCTACTTCTCATATGGAAGTGACCAGTACATACTAAGTCAAACTTATCATAATCTTCTGGATTATCTCCATGCTCCATAGTATGACCAGGAACTGCTTCGAATCCATTGAGTTCTAGGTGTCCAAGACATATAGATGACTTACTTGCCCTGATAGCATCAGCAGTTTCTTTCCTATTCTCATCACATATCCATGGTAACATGAAAAAATCTAGTCCACCAATATTTTTATCCTGTGCGTAGTCGTAGATTGTTATATTATTATAGTCTTGCAGTAATAATTGTGGTGAATTAATTCTGAGTGTATTCTTATAGTAAATATCATGATTACCTATAAGCATATGCATATGTACGTTCCTCTCTTGTAGAGGAGTAAACCACATCTCCTTTGCTGCATCTAGAGAATGGAAATTTACATACTTTCTTCTATCAAATGTATCACCTAGACATATGATAGTATCTATTTTATGTTTATCGATGTAAGGAAGGACAGTTTCACTATAGAATTCTCTGTATCTATCGATATAGTATTGGTTGTCGTTCCTTACTCCGAAGTGTTGATCAGTTATTAACAGGATCTTGGATGTCATACTCGATAGATATCTTCTTTGCCATTCTACCAGAGGAATCGGAGACTGTCAATCTCTCTACATTACCACCAGTCATGATGTGGAGTTCATTGACTAGTTCCTCTATTCTTTTAGAGTTTCTATCCATATCTCTGTCTAGTCTCCACATTTGCTTTGATTGCTTCTAGACTTGCTTGGTCATCTGTACCATCAGAGTGGAAGACTTCCTCATAACCTTTACGTTCTAAGATCTTTTCTCTAATAGACTGCTGCCTTTTTTCTTTTGCTATACGTCTTAGGTATGCATAGTAAACTATCTGTGTGAAATATGCAAAAGGATTTGAGGATTTGTCTGGATCGAAGTTGTGTATGTATTGTATACAGTTTTCTATACCATCACCTATCATGTCTTCTCTATACATGTAGTTGATAAAGTTAGGTCTATATGATAAGTGTGTTGCAATTTTGAGGAAACACTCACCTATGTAATTTGTAACTCTTGGTTTATCTTCGCCCTTCTCTTTCGCTCTCGCTACTCGATTACGATAGATAACCAGTTCTGCGAGAAACTTCTTGTTATCTACATAGTGCTCTTTTTTCTTGGTTGACTTTCTTGCCATTGTACCAGCCATGTTTGTAATTGCTGTTGCCATAATAATAGCATAAATGCAACCAAATGTCACGTCTGATACATGAGGGGTTGACAACCAGTTAGATTTTGGGTAGACTCAACACTGTTAAGGGTTGGAAGGGTCACCAGGCTTATTATTCCAGATCTTTTCTAGAATCTCTCGTGCCGATGACACCTTTGCGATAAGACCCATATTACTATTCATAGGGATCTGTCCTTTATCGGGTTCTTCTTCATGTAATATTTCTTTCTTTACCCATCGTTTATACATCCTGATAGCATCCTTAGACATTGGAGCGATGCTGATCACAGATTTTTCTTCTAGTACATAGAACTCCTCTTCACTGAAGTTCATCCATTTGATAAATCCG